TTATCGATCAGTCATGGACGAGGCAAGTGTAGAGGCTCTAACTTCGTACGATGTCCTAACGGACCTCGCCGAGGCTAGGGAACTACCCTCCCTTGTCATGTCTGTCTCTCGAGATCTTTTAAAGATCTTGAAAGCCTTCAGTTCTGGGTTTTCCATAGCCCAGCTGAGGATGGCGGCTAACATCGCCCCGAGACTGTTGACCGAGCACCCGTTCAAGGTGTTGCGGTCAATAGGATCGAGGTGGATGGAGTATCGATATGGCATCATGCCACTAGTCTATTCGTATCGCGATGCAATGAAAACATTGAAGCGCGGTCACGATGTGACTACCAGGAAGATGAAGGTAATACGGCCAAAATCACTCGGTGTGTCGCTACCGCCGAATAACACCTTTTACAGGTGGACTTCGTACGTTGGCGACATTCGGGTGAGAGCAACCGTGTTCCAAAACTTTTCCTGGGAAGTGGTAGCGCGTCTCGCAGGCCTAGGTGCCAACCCCCTCACAACAGCGTGGGAGTTGATACCATATTCCTTCGTTGTCGACTGGTTCGTTAATGTCGGGAGTTTCATCACCCGACGTACGGCCCGTTGCCATGCGGAGCATATCTTTGCCTGCGTGTCCATTAGAAGGAACTACACAAGCAAACATGGGCTCATTTCAAGAACGAAGATCAAACGATCTCGTTCGGAAATGTGACCCCTGTGAACTGGGTAGGCTCGACGCCCCCAAATCCGCCCAATCTGGTCATAAAGAGACCGATGGAAGATCAACTCCTAACCGAGGAGTTGACCAATGCGTATGAGAGGTCGCCGTTTGCGCCTTCTGATGGGAGGCTTTCTTTCAACCCTAACCTTAATTGGAGAAGGTTGATCGATTCTGCCTCTATGGCCCTTAACCTTTTGGGTAAGTGGATGTAATCCACTCCCATCTAAGATTTTCAACATAGGAGACAATTCTATGTCTACGACCTTATCGGTCAAGAGTCAGGATAGCGCTGGGGTAACCTATGCGGATCCTGCGAAGCCTGACATGACTGTCAGGTTCCGATTTGGGAACACTGTTAAGACTCTTAATGGTGTTCCAGTCACCAACTTCTCGGCGGAAATTATCTACAACGATAATAATGCCGTGACGATTGGTGCCGTGTCTGCCAAAGACGCGTTGAGCGTTCGATTGCGTGTTTCTGGCGCACTCGAATCCAAAACGCGCCTGAGTCAGCTTCTGGCTTCTCTCGCGGCACAACTTGTGACGTGGGATGGCCAGAACGTGATGCAAGGTTTCCGTCCAACCACTGCTCCGGTTCTGACCTAATCAGGTCGAACTGTTTGCTCAACCTGAGGTGATCATGAACTCGGAACAGATAGGAGAACGTGAACTATGCACTACGAAGGCTCGATCAGGGCTGTTAACACTCTTCTCCTCGATTTTGCTCACGACGATACCAATTGTCGTGGAGCATCTCGACCGGCACTTCTCGCAAAAGCGAGAGTTTCCGGGAGATTTGAAGAGCCCACAACCGATACCGCAATCAAGCGTCGTACAGACGCCTGGGAGCGGTGGATCGGCACTGACTCAGGACTCCAAACCAGGGAGCTCTTAGGTCCGCACTGGGCAAAAGCGCGACTTCTTGTACATGATGTCCTATCCGATTTTCGGATGGGGCCTCTCACGTTCACGAACGGGTCGTCTTTCGTCCCGTTGGGTAACCAAACCTCGATAGCTTGTAAACTATCTGGGGAATGGACAATTACCCCCGATTGCTTTGAACTCTTTGCCAGTTATTCTTACTGGTTTCGAGCTCTAAAGCATGCGGTAAAGAAGCGCTTTAAAAGCTACTGCACAAACAAAGGTTGGAACATCCGGTATGTGAACCGTAGGCTCTGGACGACATTCAGTAAACTTAAGAATGCCGCCTTTGAGATCTATAAGTTCAAACTGGAATGTATCGTTTCCTTTGTACAAGGTAACAGATGGTCGACTGTCCCTAAGAATAATCTTAAGGATCGGTCTATCTGTCTGGAACCCCTGTGTAATATGCTTGTCCAGCGTGCTGTTGGCTTGGGCATCCGAGCCTCTCTTCGCGAGAGACTCGGGATCGATCTCGATTACCTTGCAGATGTGCATCGTAATCGTATCAGCGACCCAAAAGTCGCCACAATCGATCTATCTGATTTTAGTGATACAATCAGTCTCGGTTTGATAAAATACCTTTTGCCCAGAAGAGTCCTTTCAAAGGTACTCGCTTGTAGGTCAGACATGACCTTAGGACCTGATGACAACTATCATGTTGTCTTTAAGGTTTCAAGCATGGGAAATGGTTTTACTTTCGACCTGATGACGCTTGTGCTAACTGCACTAACCAGATCATTTGATACTACATCAACCGTATTCGGCGATGACATTATATGTCAGAACCGTTTTGCGAGCGAAGTAGTTCAAAATTTGCAAATAGCTGGTTTTGTTGTTAATCTGGATAAGACTAACATCAATTCCGACTACCGTGAATCTTGCGGGGCCCACTTCATAGATG